TCTCAACTTTCGTACAGATTATCGATATCTGTTCTAAAAGAGGTGGCTTTGAAGGTCAGGAAATGGAAGCCATTGGTGGCTTGCGAAATAGAACAGTAGCTTTTTTAGAAGCTGCGTCTAAAGAGCAAGGACAACCAGCGCCGGAAGGTATGGTTCCCGCAGGAAGTGATCTTCCTGAAACAGTTGAAGCAGAAGAAGCTTAAACTACCCATTAGCTTAACGTGGAGGTAGCTCCTCCACACATTTTAATTTTATTATGAAGGATATATTATGGATCGCAATGAATGTGCTCGTTTAATCGAAGCATTAAAAAGAGGAACTGTTACAGTTACCTTTCAAAAGATTGACTCAGATGAAGTACGAGTCATGCCATCAACTCTCAATACTACTGTTTTAAAAGCACACGGTGTAGAATCCGTAATCGAAAGCGTTAACCCTGAGTCTGCGCATTTGGCCGTATGGTCACTTGACAAAGAAGCATGGAGATCGTTTCGTGTAGAAACAGTTCTTGGTTGGGAGGTACTTTAATGTCAGAGTTTCTTTGGGTTGAAAAATATCGTCCACAAAAAATTCAAGATTGTATTTTACCAAAACCAATCAAAAAAACGTTTGAAGATATTGTTAAAGGAGGTGACCTACACAATATGCTTCTCACCGGCACAGCCGGCCTTGGTAAAACTACAGTCGCGAAAGCTTTGTGCAACGAACTTGGCTTAGACTTTCTATTGATCAATGGATCTGAAGAATCTGGTATTGATACATTACGTAATAAAATTAAGCAGTTTGCATCTTCTGTTTCTCTTCAAGGTGGCTACAAAGTAGTCATCTTGGATGAGGCAGATTATTTAAATGCTCAATCAACACAACCCGCATTGCGGGGGTTTATTGAAGAGTTTAGCAACAACTGCCGATTTATTTTAACATGCAATTTTAAAAACAGGATCATTGATCCACTACATTCTCGTTGTACTACAATCGAGTTTAATGTTTCTAAGAAAGACGCAGCTCCACTTTGTGGACAATTTTTAAAGCGTTGTACTACCATCTTACAACATGAAGGTATTACATACGACGAGAAAGTTGTTGCTGAACTTATTATGAAGCACATGCCAGATTGGCGTAAAGTTCTTAACGAGCTACAACGTTACAGCAGTAGCGGCACAATTGATACTGGTATTCTTGTATCTTTATCCGAAGTTTCTCTTAATGATCTTATGATCCACTTAAAAGAAAAGAACTTTAAAGGCATGAGACAGTGGGTAAGTAACAATATTGATTCTGAACCAGCAGCAATTTATCGTAAAATTTATGATAATATGAATGACTATATCGATGGATCGAGTATACCACAATTAGTGCTTATACTTGCTGATTATCAATATAAGAATTCTTTTGTTGCAGATCACGAACTTAACACTGTTGCGTGTCTCACTGAAGTGATGGCTGGGGTTCGATTTAAATGAACCCCTTCGATTACTTAAATGCTATTAACACTAGCAAAAAAGACATAATGGTTGATGACGTTTCTGAGAAAGCGTATACACCATTTATGGTAAATCGCGGACTATCTTATTTTCCAGACACTATTCTCTACGCGAATGAGATGAATATAAATCACCACATTGATCACCGCCTTCAATTTGATTTTTTTATAAATATAATTAGGAAGAAGAAAAGATTCTCTAAATGGGCCAAACCCATTAACATAGAGAACTTAGAATTGATAAAGGAATATTATGGATATAGTAATGAAAAAGCTAAGTCTGTATTGTCATTATTAAATAATGAGCAAATAAACGAATTGAAATTGAGGATGTACAAAGGTGGAAAACGAAAATAATATAGAGATGGTTCAGTGGACCCCGGCCTCTATGCTGGAAATCACATTAAACGAACCAGATGACTTTCTCAAAATCAGAGAAACGTTAACTAGAATTGGAGTAGCATCTAGGAAAGATCAAAAGCTATACCAATCATGTCACATACTGCACAAACAAGGAAGATATTTCATTGTGCACTTTAAAGAATTGTTCTTATTAGATGGTAAGCCATCGAATCTATTACTGAATGACATTCAACGCAGAAATACCATAGCAACATTACTTTCAGATTGGGGATTAGTCACATTCGTTACAGCGGATCAAGCTAAAGACATCGCGCCATTAAGGCAGATTAAAGTCATTCCTTATAAAGAAAAAAGCCAATGGCAATTATGCCCAAAATACAATATCGGAAACAGTAACAAAGAATGATGAAGAAAATACACGAACTATTGAAGTGCAACAGAATACAAAATGTCTGGAGAATCTTTCAATAATTCAAAAATTTATTTAAACAAGCATAATAACTTGTATAAATAATTGTGGATGCCGAATTGGTCGGGTCCATATATTAACCTTGCTATATATAGGAGGAACTAAAAATGGTAAGAAATACTATGAACGTACCGCGTTCACTATTTATTGGGTTTGATCCAATACTAAACGAACTTGAAAGAATCCACAATGCTGGAAGAGCTCAAGACAATTATCCACCACATAACGTTGTAAAGGTCGATGCTGAAAATTTCAACATTGAGCTCGCCGTTGCAGGATTCGCAGATGGAGATATATCTGTCGAAGTCAAGGATGGCATTCTTTTAGTAAAAGGTGAAAAATCTCATGATGATGATCGTGATTATGCGCACAGAGGGATTTCATCCCGCAAATTTGAGAAGTCCTTCCGACTCTCAGAATTTGTCGTAATAGACGGGGCCGATCTAGCGAATGGAATACTTGTGGTTAAAGCCAGGGTAGAAATTCCAGATGAAAGGCGTCCTAGGAAGATCGAAATCGGGTCTGCTGGGGCATCAAAGAAGAAGGAATTTATTCAAGAGTAAATTCCGGTGAGCAGCGAAAACTCAGTGGGTTGTTTAAGCAATTTACTGGAGCTATAAAATGGGTTACATACGTAAGCACAAAGATGGCATTAGGGCTGGATTCGAGTTAGTAGAAATTGTAATGTTAGGGGCGGGAATTTTATTAATTTCGCCAGTAATAATCTACTTACAGGTGAATTCGTTTTAATGTTAAACACTGGATGGGGGATTCGTCCCCCATTTTTATGTGTACAAAGCGTGTAAACTGTGATATAATATACATATATTATTATTTGGTAATGACTATACTATGAACATAAAATTCTACACAAACGTTTCAAGATACGGCAATTCTTTGCTATATCGTGGTTATAAGAACGGCAAAAAAATTCAAACAAAAATAAAATACCAACCTACGTATTTTGTTAACACTCCAAAACCAACTCCTTTCAAGGCACTTGATGGAACTAAAGTATCACCGATACAATTTGATTCTATGCGTGATGCTAAGGATTGGTTACAAACAAATCAACAAACTGCTGGCCGACATATATTTGGTAATAACAAACATATTCCAGCATTTATTAACGACGAATTCCCTGGCGAAATCAAATTCGATCGTAATCTAATCAACGTAACAACAATCGATATTGAAGTGCAATCTGATGCAGGCTTCCCTGAACCCGAACACGCGGCACACGAAGTAACTGCGATCTGTATGAAAAATAATATCGACAATACATTCTATGTCTGGGGTCTGAAAGACTACGACGTAACACAGACGTACATGAAAGAAAATCGTGTGATCTATGAAAAGTGCGCGTCAGAATCTGAGCTTCTATTAAGATTCATTGCGCATTGGGCTTTACCTTCACAATGTCCGGATGTAATTACTGGATGGAATTCTAGATTCTTTGATATGCCGTACCTGATAAACAGAATTATTAAAATCCACGGCGAAGAATTTGTGCGTAGATTATCTCCTTGGGGATTGATCGATAGACGTGATGTCAATACCATGCAGCGTAAGCAAATGGCATACGATATTCAAGGTATCGCTCAGATGGATTACCTTGATTTATTCCGTAAATTTGGATATTCATATGGACCTCAGGAATCGTACAAGCTAGATAATATTGCTAATGTGGTTCTTGGCGAACGTAAGCTTTCATACGAAGAGCATGGAAACCTTCACACTCTTTACAAATTCGATCATCAAAAGTTTATCGACTACAACATTAAAGACGTAGACTTAGTAGATCGTTTCGAAGATAAGATGGGACTTATTACATTGGCACTTACTATGGCATATCGTGGCGGTGTAAACTACAGCGACGTTATGGGAACTACTGCGATATGGGATGCTATCATATTTAGAAACCTGTACGCAAATAATGTAATCATTCCCTTTGCTGAAGAAAAGTTTAAATCCCCATACCCTGGCGGTTTCGTAAAAGATCCTCAAGTTGGCATGCACGAATGGGTAGTTTCCTTTGACTTAAACTCACTGTATCCATCACTTATTATGCAATATAATATGTCTCCAGAAACTATTATTAGCGGCAAAGTCGCGAATGTTAACGTTGACAGTTTACTGACTGGAGAATTAAAACCAAGGCTTGAAGAAGGTGAATGTTGTTCTGCTTCAGGCCAATATTTTAAAACGGGCGAACTTGGCATTCTACCAAAGATCATTAATGAAATGTACAGCGAACGTGTTATTATTAAACGTCAAATGATCACAGCTCAGAAAGAACTAGAGAAGATTGACAAAAGCAATAAGCAAGAATTGTATCGAGTTCAACGCGATATTGCAATTGCTGAAAATCAACAAATGTCTATTAAGATTCTACTTAACTCACTTTACGGTGCTTTAGGTAATAAATACTTCAGATTCTTTGATCAACGTATTGCTGAAAGTATTACGTTGTCTGGCCAGTTAACGATTCGTTGGGCAGAAGAAGCCATCAACACATACTTACAATCGGTGCTTAAAAC